ATGGGTAACGTGGTATTGCCTAGTGCACCGGCCATGGCTGAACAAGTGACTGACATACCGGCCATGTATGGTAACCAATTTAACGGCACTGACTTTACCAGCCGGACGATTAACATTCCAGTGTCAATCTACTGTGCTGATAACCAAGACACCTTTAATCAGATAATGCACAACCTAAGTGGTCTGCTGTTAAGCGATGACCCCAGTGATAATGGTAAAGAGTATCCACTAGTATTTGGCTTTGACCCCAAGGTGACATATTGGGGACATATTACTGCAATTAGTGACCCAGCCCCGATTAACCCGGGTATGTATGACATGGCACTTACAATTACCTTTGTGCAGTCTGACCCACGAGCAACCTTGCCACAGGTTGAGAAGCCTTTAAATAATGGATTAAATACAATCACTGTTGATGGTACCGCTAGAACGGAGCCAGTTATTCAGGTCATACCTAAGCAGAATTTAAAATACATTGGTTTTACCTTAAATGGTGGTCAGTTTGGTCTAGGGCCCGAGTCACCGGAAGACCAAGCCACTGCTGTTCAACCTTATACTAAAGTTGTTGATGACCCACTAGGAACTATGGCAATGTGGACAAATGATGCCAATGCACTTAGTAACATGAAGACTGGTGAAGCTTACACGTATCAAGGCCACAGTTCAATTAAGACTTCAACTAATGTAATGCGGCCAGGTGCAAGTAGCAATGGATATGACTTTGGACCGATGCCTACAACTATGGAAGACCGTTGGTATGGGCCAGCATATCGTTATACTGGTATGACACAATCACTGACTGATTGGCGAGTACGGACGGGTATTCATCAATTTAAGTACAGTGGTACTCATAATGGCCGTGCGATGGGACGAGTTGAAGTCTTGCTATTAGACCCCAGTGGTAATACCATTGGACGCTTTGGTATGCGTGACATGGCCTATGGTGCTAAACCCATGGCTAGACTTCAAATATGTGAACCCGGTTCAACATTAGAGTATGGTGACCGCTATACTGACTTGTACTATGGTTCAGGGCCATCAGGTTCTTTTACAAACAAGCCCGACCAGAAAATTCAAATCAAAACTGGCACGACAACCAAAACTGTCACTAAATATGGTAGTTCCAGAAGAGGGAAAGTAACTAAACGAACCGTTAAGGAAACCGTTAATACCTATACAACCGTGGTCAATAAGGAAGAGGACTCCGCACTGGCAGGTGCTTGGCTAGTGTTGGATATCACTAAGCGAGGGCAAGTATTTACTTGGAGTATCACCCAGTATTCGACTGCAACAGGCCGACCATTCCTGGACCCTCATATTCACATGTTAGTACATGGAACCTATGTTGATACTCAAAATAAGTATCAGACAGCTTTAGGTGGGATTGGGTCTGTCTTTCTAAAGCACCCAATTACAGAAGATATTCATAAAGTTGCCTATCGGAATCCATTTATGTCAATGACTGACCTTCAAATATGGAAAGTCAATAAAGTTGATGCAACAAAGCCGACTTATATTGCTGGCGCCGGTGAAGAAATTATGATGGATTGTGAGTCAGATACGGTTACTGTAAATGGCAAGCTAGTTTCACCAGTTTGGTCAACCGACTTCCCTAAGTTGAAACCGGGCGTTAATGGCTTGTCGATGATTGGCGACCTAGATGACGCTCAAATGACACTGAAATATCTACCAAGAATACTATAACAATACTAAAGGCTTCCCTCAATTGGGTGGCCTTTTTACATAACTAAATAAGGAGGTTAACAGATGGCTTTAAATAACCAGTATTTAATTCTAGACCCTAATTTAAAGCGGATTGGTACCCTGACTGTTGATGGTGCTACTAAGTTCTCTAACGACAGTGTCAAGATTCAACTAGCCGACTCAGACACAACTAGTACAAGTTATGACGATGATGCCAATATTGGAACTCGAGATAACTTTAATGGCACGATTAATCTAAACGCCCAGTCTAAGAAGTTTGACCATCAAGGTTCATTAGACGTGCTTCAAGGCCAGCCTGATTCAGATAAAGTGGTGGCTGGTAACAACTTAGCCTATTATGATGCCTTGTCGGGTCATTGGTATGTCATGCACATATACAGCGTGGAGGAAAGCAATACAGCCGCTACTAAGCATGTTACAACGGCTAACTTTACTAATCTATGCTTATACACACTAGCTCATCATTACCCAGTGGCAATTACGGCTAGTACTAGTTCAATTCAGACAGCTTTTAACCAGTGTTTCAACGCCACTGGCTGGACGCTAGACTATCAGACTACTAACGTGATGACTCCATCAATTGCCATTGACGGTAAGACGAAAGCTAGTACCTTAATACAGACACTCATTCAAACCTATGATGTTGAGATTGACCCTTATGTTGAGATTGATAGCCAAGGGAATATCACTAAAAAGGTGTGTGTCATTACTGACCAACTTAATGCTGATGTGGTCTATAACGAAGCGGTATTCGGTAAGAATATGACTAGCTTAAAGCGAACAACGGTGTCAAACCCAATCACTAAGCTTATCCCTTATGGCGCTAACGGCAACACAATTGAGATAGTTAACGATGGTAAGCCTTACATTGTTGATGATGAAGCTAATCGTAAGTACAACCCGGACTGGCAGAGTGGACTGTATTACGAGGGTGTTATCACTGCTAACTCGATTGAAGACTCTTCCGGAGTTAAAGCATGGGCTGAGGAAATGTTGCAATTGTATAATCACCCTCGGACGTATTATGAGGTTAATGTAACGCCTAAATTTAACCCGCCATTAGGTGCCACAATTCGTTTTAAAGATGAATTAATCAAGCCGGCATTAGATGCCAGTGGCCGAGTAATTCAACGGACAATTAGTTTTGCTAACCCTTATGGCAATACCGTTGGCTTTGGTGAATATGTCACGGTACCAGTTGCAACACCAGCGTGGATGCAAGGTTATCAAAGTGCTATTAATAGCGCAATCGAAAAGGCAAAGGAGGACGCCAGCTCAGTAAAACCAGTGGCCTTAACTCCTGATGGCAATAACTTCACTGATACTACACAAACTAAGCGACTAATTTTACAGGCTTGGGAAGGTAACACCAATATTTCAGCCTATATTGATAACAAGGGGTTTATTTGGCACCGTTATAATACTGATGGTTCTATTGACACTAACTTTAATCAAACTGGTTATCTAGTTAATGCGGCCTATAACGATGTTGGCACACTACACGGAACTATCGAGACCCGTTACATTCAAGATGAGCCAGAGATTAAGTTACAAACTAGTGACATTCGTAATTTGGGTAGTTTTATCCAAGACGACAAGGCACTAGGGATAACTGACTCAGTGCAATACATGTGTCCTTTGAGCAACGGTCAGTATATAACTAGTCGGGCAATTAACCAAAGCACAACTGGCGATACCATGTTTGTCTTACATGATGCTAATTTTAAGCCAATTAGCAAGATGATTGTTGCACATGGTGGGCATGGTTCTAGCTTTTCAATTGAAGAAGTAGATGGGGCTGTTTACATTTGGTCCATAACTAAGCCTAATTTAAACGTTAACGAGTATGCAATTAGTCGCATACCCTACCTTGCTAATGTGACCCTAGGCAATGATGATAGTCGCATTATACGTTATTGCACTATCAATCGTTATACAAGAGTCAGTGTTGATTTCAAGCATGGTTACGTACTATGTGGCTATGTAAATGGTAAACATGATGTGCTAAAGCTCGATGATATTAAACAGGGTAATTATAATGTGCTATACAGTTTTGATATTACCAACTATGGGATTGACATGGACAAACAAACCTACCAATCACAAGGGATTGACTTTCCATATGTGTACTTCCACTCTGGTAATTACGACATGAAAGACCCCCGTATGGTGTACGCAGTTAACGTTGTTCATGGTGGGCAAGAGTTTGCTGCTAACTATTTACTGGATATGGATTTAGGGTTAACCGATGATGTTATTGAACCCGAAGGATGCGACATTATCTATAGTCAGACTAACCAGCCGGAACTATTGGTTACTTTCAACTGTGGTTCTATATCACGTGCCTTTGTAATACCAATTAAGGAACGCTTGCCAATGACTACGATTAGCAATGACTACGAAAGGAGGAGTATAAATGGCTGAATCTAATGCAACACAGGTCATCTTAACTGATGATGGTATTAA